AATTTTATTTTGTTGATTTTGTTCTACAGCTTCAACAAACTGGTTGTATTTCAGCTTAGTCGGCTGATGACGGCTCTTGTTTCAGCAGTGGTGCCACCTGCTTAATAGTTTATTGAATATACATGTTTCGGTAACTAGTGGGTAATCCGAACATGCTAGCATCACTTGTGTTTTGTACAAGATCATAAACTTGCCATATCTGAGTTATGGGTTGTTTTCGTAATGCTAAACGGTGAATCTTTTTGTTCAGTGTAAAGTGCGTGAACAATGGATAATGTTGATCAGTCAAATGTTCAAAGACAAGATTGAGTTTGTTTGAATTCAAGTCACAGAGGCGGATGGGCAAATTATTCATTTATTATTCCGCCGTGACTATGAATATTGAATATTCATGAACCCCAGTTCGAACAGTAAATGGATAATTTACAAGTCCGTTCTGGCACCGTGACATTTGTGCCTCTTACAGAGCAGGGTGTGTCTTCCCTATGTTTACTTATTTAATGTCGCAAAACACACGACTTTAATATATTACCATTAGATTTAAGCTAATATGTCGATACCCAGATCATTTTTAAATTTTTCGGTACCTGGTAATTCTAAACATTCTTGATCTAATGTCATTCGAGTGATGTTTAGCTCGCATTGTACTATTTCTTCTCTTGTAATGTGGAATTTTCTCATCATCCATTGCAAGGCATACTCGTAGTCATGCTTTTCAGTAGTAGTTATGCGTCCTCTTGCGGCAAAATGTTGTTGCACACCAAGTTGTTGAATTAACTGCTCATCAACTTGTATATCACTACCTGTATAGTATTTTACATATTTCTTTTCCCACTCTGGCACAATACAGGGTTGCACAGATTTCACTTGCACATTTTGCTCTACTACATGTTGAGTTAACTCCTGAATTTTTTCAAATAATTTGCCAAATATAGGTAAATCTTTGGCCCAATATAAGTTACATTGTGCTACCGCTTTCAGCCACTGTAAATTTGCGATCTTTGACTTAGATTCTTTCATACCCAATGTTGCTAATACTCTATGTGGCATTCTTATTATACGATAAAAGGGCAAACCTTTCCTTAATGTAAAAAATGCGTTTGTACTGCAAAATACTGAGTCTTCCATATCTCCTTTGAAGGCGACCTTTACAATCTGGCCTAGACCACGTTTTTCAATTGTATCAATGGGTAAAAAAACTTGAAGTAGTACAGCTTTAAAATGCGTTAAAAATTTTGGGTTATCATAACTATTTCTTAAGTACAATTCAGTATCATCACCTGTAACCATCATTCGAAAATCAGTCACGGGTACACGAGCTAAATACATAACGAACATCATATACATTGCCATGCGAACAGTGTTACCAAACGTTGTGTCCATATCTCCAGAATGAGTAGTTCCTGTCTGTGTGAACTTAAGAAATGTTTTATATTTTTTGTCTTTACAATCGACTTTAGCTACCAATTCAAAGATGGCTTTTGCCAATTCTTGAGCCGCACCTTTTCCAAACAACTGTTCGTATCGGTTCACAGCGCACTTGTATATAGGGTGATCAATTATCTTCTTTATTGATGCAAACTGTGTACTATCAAATGCACGGCCATCGAATGAAAATTTTATTGCATTGCCCCCTAATTGTTCCTGTATTTCTGCCATCTTTTCCCCCCTAGCATAGAAACTCTTTCCACTCATATACCATGGAAAAGCTAATTTAAAATGTCTTTCAAGGTCATGTATCACGGGCCCTAATATAACTTTCTTTGCTGGAGTTGGTACACAAATGTTTCGCGTTTTACTCTTTTCACCATCAATCTGTAACTCACCTTTAACAAAGTTATTATATTTATTATAAACAGGGTGTATTGTTGACGCTGATTGTTGTACCTCCAAACGTTGTTTGGGGCCCAAATGATTATACCAAAAATTCTTGGGAAACCAACACATCTGTACAACTTTATTCATTTGTGGTAACTGGTATTGATTAAACCAGCACTGAAAATCAGTCAACATTTGTTCTGAAGGTTCTGGAACTTGCATTATTTGTCTACGTGC